TTGGGTACGAAAGTCTTCTGCAGGCTGTGTTGCGGATTCGTCTTCCACAGCTGCCGAAGGGGCGAAGTCAAATAAAGATTCAAGTTTACGAGTCATGCCCTATTTATGGGTCAAGACTTGCCGTTATGAAACATATCGTTCTCGGTTATGACTCTAAAAGTCAAGCCGTTGCGTCTAGCCCACTTGGTCGCCGCATCCCATTTGCAGTAGTTGATTGCTACTATGGCACGATCCTTGTTGCTCATTTTTGATTCAATTACACTCTGCTTTTTGGGTTTGATTTCAATCAATTCAGCCTTGATTGTGTTGTCTCTTGTGCGATAAGTGATCAAGAAGTCTGGAATATACTGTGTCATCTTGCCTGTGAGTGGATGACGATAGGGTATGGCGATGCTCTCACTTGCCCACTGCAACACATTGTCATTGTTGTCACAGAACTTCATGAAGCTCAGTTCCCAACCAGATCTGTAACGTGGTGTGCCATTGCCCGCATATTTCTCACGGTTGATCACAGTGTAAGGACCTTGTGCCCAGTGACTCATTGCAGTACGTTTCTGGCCTGATACAAATTAGGTGTAACTGCAACTCCCACCCCTAACAGTGTGGCTCGGCTGCGGATACAGTTGAGATAGTAGGCCAGGCTGGCGCTGAGATCCACACCATTTTTACCTTGAAATTCTTTCAACAGTGTGATGGCAGGAATACCAGTGTTTTGTGCCACTCTAAACAGACTCATGGTAAAATTGCCTGCGGCTTGACGAGTGGTCATTACACTCAAAAAATAACTGTGAACCACGTCATATTCATTGGCTGGCACGTCTACTTCATAACTGTAGAATTGATCAAACAGTCTCACTGTGAGATCTTTGTTGGGGTTGGTATAATTTACAGTACTCATAGTTTAAACCAGTCTGTTTCCTGCGTTGTCTACGTTTCGGCCAACAGGCGGCGCAGTCTGTGGTGCAGTCTTGGGTGTGGGGAACAACCAACCATTGGCCTTGTTGGCCACTTGTCGTGTGGCACCCGGCAAGCCTTGCTTGAGAGTTTCGGTGCCCAGGGCCACTGCTTCACTGGCCACAATTGCACCAAGATTTTTGCCTTTGAATGTTTTGTTGAGTCTGGCAGCTTTTTGTGCAGCACCAATGTAACCCAACACATTGCCACTTTGTAGGTCACCAAGGATGCCAGCACCTGCGTCCAGCAAACCACCTTGGCCAAACACTGTGGCATTGGCACCAGGTCTGGCAATGGGACTCACAGTTTTGTCATAGTGTGCATCTGTGGCAAAACCTTGTACGTTGGGATCACCACCTGATTGTGCGCGACCCAATGCACCTGAGTAAAATTTTACAGTTTCATAAGCAACGGTCATTGAGTTTTGCATGGTGCCATTAGCTTGAGCATAGTCGTATTGATCACCGCCCCAGGAAGTGATTATGGGATTGATCAGCACATACTCAGCAAACTTGCGTTGGTCCATGCCGTAAATTCTAATATCACGGAAGAATGGGGGTTTGCCTGTGGTGCCAGCGGTCATGCCATCGTTGTAGGCTTCGCCAATGTAGCCCCAGTCGTTGACATTGCCAATACGCTCAGCATCGTAGATGTCTCGATCATTGTAGCCAAAGCCGGCTTGTCGCAATGAGCTGATGCCGTTGGTACCATTGGTGTTGTTGGGGTCCAAGTATCGCTGTGTGGGATCTTTGTAGTAGTAACTCATGTAGTAGTACCACAATTTTCGATTCAAGTCATTGCTGGTGTCATGAAATGTGATGTTGACAGGATCGTAGTTGAGTTTTTTCTGTATGATTCTTTTGCGATTGTATTGATTCAGAGTTTCTACATCTACTTGGAATTTAGGCAAGTCAATGGTTTTCACAGTGAGACTGAGATTCATTATGTCGTCAGAAGAAAAAACTGAATTCAAAAAAGGAACCTCCGCCACGTTGAGTGTAAAACTCACATGGAACAGAAACTTGTATCGGGGTTTTAGTTCGTAGGCATTGGTGGTGAATGTACGACTTGCGTGTTGGTAGTCACGCAAGACGTTGTTGCCAATAAAGCCACCAACAAGTTGTTTTCCAAAACTCTTGAAGTCTACGCCTTGGGTGACTCCTTTGAGGAAGTCTTGTCCAAATGCCATGTGTTAAGCAGCCTGGCCTGCGCCTGTTACTACATCACCAAGAGTTCTACCAACTTCAGTACCAACTCCAGTGCCTTCAGGTGTTTGGTTCGCGTTGTCGTAAGCAATGCTCATTTCAATTGTGGCTGCTTCGTTTGTGCCATAGTTCAAATCACCGTAGTTGGCACCTTTCAAATAGCAACCATACAGTTCCCATGTCTCTAACACCACTGGTTCGTTGGCACCGTTGCCACCGTCTAACACTTCAACTTTGGTTGTAAACTTGTAGTCAATGCCGGAAGCTGCTGAACTCATTTCCAAAAAGTCCATTTGTTTCTGCAACTGCTCACCAATCAATCGGCTCACAGCGCCTGATGCATCATCGCGCAGACTGCATGTGATATCAGCCCAGGTGTGACGTCCTGCCAATTTTAATGTTGAGTTGTAAATTGGCAATGCAATTTCTTCAAATGTCAAATTGGGTCTAGCAATACTCACCACTTGCTTGGTTAGTTCAGTTCTTGGTGTGCTTACACCAAAGTTTTCAAACATCACTCTAAAGCGATATTTGAGTTTGGGCATCAACAGACCTTGAGTGGTCGAGCTTTGGTCACTGGCCAAGGGTACTGTCATTCTCTGTAATGATGAAACTGCCATTTGTTATTTCTCCTGTTGTGTTTATTTACCTAAAATGGAGGCCTTCAGAAGGCCTCCTGTTTTATCCTGCTGCTGACACGCCTGAAATTTCTCCAGTGTTCTTGATACGCAAAGGAATGTAAATAAACTCCACTGCTTTCACCGGTTCAATCGCAACATCCACGTATAATTCATTGCGGTCAATACGTGCTGGTGTGTTGTTGCTCAAATCGCAAACAACCAAGTAGTCATAGATGGCACGTTTGGCAATCAAGTCAATCATCAAACTGTTGATGGTGTTGCTGATCTCGTTGCGGGTGATTTGATCATTGGGTTCAAACAGGTATTGTTTGCCAATTTCTTCCAGGCGTCCACGCAAAAACACAATCAATCGTGCAACATTGATACGATCCAGGGCTGTGGTCAGTCCTTGACGTGTTTTGTTGCCAAAGTTGGTGATACCAATTCCAGGAATAAATGTAATTGGATTGATATTGCGTTGATATAACACATCACGTATGCCTTGACCCACAGCAGTTTGCACAAACTCTCCGGTGGCACTGTCGATGTAACCAATTGCTTCTGCATTGTCAATCACGCCGCGGCGTGTGCCAGCAGGTGCCAACCATGGATAGCTCACTGCATCACTGCGCAATATGGTGCGTACCATCATGTGAGTTGGTGCTGTTACCACTGTATTGCCACTCAAGTCGGTGGTTTGACATGAAGGATAAAACACAGCAGCATAAGCACTGCCAATGGTCAAGCCGTCTTCAGTTGGAACGCCCAGTCCGTTGTTGTTGGTAGCATAAGTTTCAAGATCTGTGCCATTTGCAGCAAGACGCATGGGAGTATCACCTACCACAAACAATGTGTTGGCACGTTCATTGCTGAGTGCAACCAAATTGACCAACAGTTCAGGGTAAGCAGGAGCTGCAATCAAGTTAAACTGATTTTGTTCTTCTCTTGCTGCCAGGCTGGTGTCAATGCCTGATTTCATTGCAGACACAACCAGTTTGCGTTGTGCTAAACGTCCAGCGTACATTGATCCATTGGTTTTGTTGCCGGATGCTGTGAGCCAAGTGCTGGTCACAGCCGGCAAGGTATCATCCGGGAATGTGGTCGAGTTAAAGTAATTGGTCTGGAAACTTTTGACATTGTATCCTGAACGGCGTGTGTTCCACAACAACATACCTTGGGGGAACAGTGCAGGATCAGGTGCATCCAAGTCCAAGTAGTTACTGGTCAGCAAACTAATAATGGTTGGGAATGGATCAGCCACAGGATCTGTGGTGCCATTTGGTGCCCAACGTGCATCAGCAAACAAAATACCGTTTGAGCTCACTTGGTCTGTGTTGTCAATGACTACCCATTGATCAACCCCACTGACCTGTTCCCAACGATACAACAATGGGTAGTTTTCCAAATCGCTGCTGTCAAGCCATAAATCACCATATTCCAATGGACTTTCAGCCACGTCATTTTGGGTCGTAGGTGCTGTGGCAGCCACAATAGGTCCAGATGCATTGGTATCAGTCAAATTGAACCCACGTGTGTCATTGCTGACATTTTGGTATCCAACCCAAGAACCATTGTTTTGAATCATGATATCCACATCGTCAATGCTGCTGTAATACCACAAACGTCCATCTGCAGGATCTTGGTCAGGCGCATTGTCACTAGCAGTGTAGGTAAATGTAGGCACTGTGACCCAGTTACTTAAAACTACAAAGCCAGCGGCAAGGTCTGGTCTACAGAATGTTGTCCAGCTGGCTGTACTTAATGTATAATCAGCTTGAAATCCTGCAGTGGTAATTGGAGTACCTGTTGTATTATCAAGTGTAATAGTTCCACCTTGACTGTGTGTAAACACAATGTTGCCGGCACTGTTTACACTTGCGCTGACATAAGGTATATTGGCTGCACTGACCGCGGTGATAAAGCCTGCAACGGAAGTAGCTGTCAAGCTCACAGTGTATGGTCCGTTGAGTTCTTCAGATCCTGCCTCTGTAGCCATAACATCAAATGCATTGCCAATGGTGAATAAACTGTCACCGTTCTGTCCTGGAGTGGTGATGCCTGTGACCACCGTGGCACCAAGCACTGCTCGTTCCAACAGCAAGAAACTGGCATTTGAGTTGGGCGTAGTTTCAAATAGTAGGTTATTGTACGCCAAGTAAGTTGTGCCTACTGTGATATTTTTTCCACCGCCCACAGGATCTAGTGCATACAATGCAACCACATCATCTGCATACACATTAGTGGTCTGCGGGACAAAAATATCCAAGGCAGCACTGTATACTTTGACTTTGACACTCATGCCATTGCCAGCAGTGCTGATATTTTGCCACACACTGCCTGTGGGTGCTGGCTGTGTTTGGCTTGTGGACCAGCGTGGTGATTGGTAACTGTAACCTGGAAAGTAATTAGGAGCACGATACGAAATGGCCTCTATACCCAGCGTGGTCAATAGGCCAGCACCGCCGGCACCGGCTTCAATGCTGACCACACCACCGTCGTCAGTAGACAAGTCGTTGGTGGCAGCACTGTCTGCATAAATTGTCAACTTGTTGCTAACGGCAGCCGCTGTCACCCCTGGAATGTTTGCGTTCACAATGGCCTGGGCAAAACCAGCCACGGTCAGTGCTGTGCCGCCTGCGCCCACAGTACACGACTGTTCGTTAATAAAAATTTGTAGACCAGCAGTCAATGCTCCCGACACTGAATTTGTGCCTTGCACAGTGGGCCAAGAATTTTTCCACTCGTCAGTTCCCAAGAAAACCCAATCATTGTCTGAATTTTTGTAATAAGTGAGATTGTTGAGATTGACTGCACTCACAGCGTAGTCACCAATGCTGCCAACGGTTTGCAACGGTGCCCAACTGACATAGTCATTTTGATCAGCTGTGCTGTCAACCACATCTGCTGTGTCAGTGATTACAATAGGCACCTGGTTGGTGAAAGTGTTGGTAGTTTGATTCCATTCAAAAATACCCCAGGTACTGGTGCTGGTGTCTAACCAGTATGTGCCATTGTTGGCATTGCCTGTGGGGCGGCTTAAACTGGCTGTGAGTTCAGTTAGATCAATGTCCACACGCTGAATATACGCACGGTTTGTCACACCCAGTGCTGAGTACGCTGCCAACAACCCATATTCGTTGAGTTCATACCCGTTGATAGGAGTGCCAGTTGTGGTGTTGTAGAAGAATGGCACACCAAATGTGGCTGCCAAATCTCGTTGACTGGTAATAAGATAAGTTTTGTTTGCATTAGCAGCGGTTGTACCGGCTGCCACTCCAACTCCAGCAGCGTCAGCTTTGTTTTGTGCTGTTGCTACTAGAAAGTAAGGGACTGTGTTTACTGCAGAAGGGATATATTGACTCTCGTCAATTACTTGTACTTCTACGCCTGGTGATACTAGTGCCATGGTTGATTCCTTTTCAAGTTATCAATATTTATAGGTATACGCAAAAAAGGTGTTTTACAGCCGCCTATATATAGGACCGCCAGCTAAATATCCGTATGAGACCCATGTGCAAAGTTTGCAATATTCGACTGAGAGCCATTGCCTATCACAAATATGATCGAGTATACTACCACTCTCGATGTACCTTTTGTCTAAGAAAAAACAAAAAACTAAAACCTCCTGTGCCCAGGTGGCAAAGCAATGGTTACAAGAAAAAACCCACATGTGATCGATGTGGGTTTAGGGCTAGACTAGCAAGCCAGTTATTGGTGTATCATGTTGACGGGGATCTTAACAATGCTACATTGAAAAATCTTCGCACAGTGTGCAGAAACTGTGTGGAAGAAATTTCACGAACAGAAGTTATTTGGCGCCCTGGGGACTTAGAACCAGACGCATGATCTGCTGATATAAGTCGTCTAGTGTGCCGTTGTTGTTCAGTACTGCATTGAATTTTGTGCCAACCCAAGCTGTCTCAGAAGCATGTATGCCCAGTTGTTCCAGGCGGCGGCCACTCAGTGCCCAGTTTGTGTTTCCGTTTGGTCCGCGATTGCGACTCTTGGCTGCATCATACCATTCAGGCTCAGGCCCACGTACCACACGCACCACAATGCCGCCGGCTGCCTTGATTGCTTTGATCTCATTGGGGAATCTACAGTCACTGATCACAACATCATCTGTGCTGTTGCGCAGTTTGTTTTCTAGGCTGGCAATCCAGATGTCATCGTGGAATCCACGTCGACAGATTTCTGTGCCCCAGTTTTGCAAGATCCAACGTGGTGTCAAATGTGGCATGCCCAGGCGTTGAGCCCACCATGTATCCACTTGCTCACGCCATTCTCGGGCTTGGTTGGTGCGCCCTTCCAGCATGGTTCGGTCCCAACCAAACACTGCACTCACAGCATCTTTGAGTGTGTTGGCAAAACTTTCTCGTCGAAAGTGATGTAAATTTACCAGGTAGTCTGCTATGGTATCTTTGCCTGAGCCAATGAATCCACAAACGCCAATGATCATGCAAGTTCCTTGATATTTAAATGTACCAAGGTTGTTTGTAACATATCAATTTGTCTGCGGCAGTCTTCTAACGCATGATGGCTGGTCATTGGCCGGGACAACCCTGGGTACAAACTATATACCGTTCGTGCATCACGGATCTTATAATATTGCCAAGGTAAGGGCTTACTGTAACTCTTGTAGGCATGCTCCAAGATGTTGGCATCATATGTGGGACCATTCATCCAGATGCGATTGCACTTCCAGCACAACTTATGCAGTTCATCTAATGCTTGGTCCAGCGGGATACGCCCATCTTCTGCAAAGGCTTCGTCCTGTGCGGCACCTTGGGTGGCCCACCAGTTGATGGTGCCTTGTTCAATGGTGCGGTTCTCTTGACTTTCAAGATCTATTCGAGCATAGTACTTGTGCTCATAGTAGCCTGAGCCAACGGGATCAAACGCCTGAGCCGCAATGGTTAAAATTGTTGCTTCAGGTCCTGTTGCCAAACCTTCAATGTCGATCATTAAGTCCATGATTAAAGTAATTTTTAAAATAAAGAAACTGAGAAAAAACTGCGGGCTTGATCAAGTCTAACATCATAGTGCCATTAAATCCTATAAAACTTGTAACAAATGTTTGATTATCTGTGGTGTGCAGTTTAAGTGCTTGATGCAAAAAATCTTCAGGAATGCTAAATCCGTCGAGTTTTATTGCTAATATTTTAACATAAAGATCATCAGTTATGTTACCTTGATCATCCATAATTGTATCAAAATTTGCATTTTTTCCCTTGAAGTGCAATGACACGTTGGTTGGCAATACCACGTCAATTTTGGCAATAGATAGGTACTTGTTATTGATCAAGGTTGGATTCACATCAACTACTTGGTCGCCATTGATTACCTGTACCTGAATAAATTTGTTGTTGAGATAACTGAACTCAAAATCAATTTCAACACAACATTCATTGATTTTTGGCATTGATTATACTTTCTAGCAAATAATGATTGTCCAAGTTTTCTACTACTTGATAGTTTAATTGTTTGCTAAATTCGATCAATTCAAGCACCCACTCACTGCGAATTTTAGGAGTACTGTTGATTGATTCGTTTACCCAGGCCTGCGGATTATCTCCAATCATTTTAACACCTAATTCTTCTTTGTGTCTATCTAAATAAGTGTTGGTAAAAATTCCAAGGGAACCTCCCCATTGAATTATCAAAATATCTTTGTACTGAGTATGCTCAGCCAACCATTTTTTTGCAAAATCAATATCTTTTCTAATTTCGTTTACATATCCAACCAGGTTAAGCATTATTATTTTTATATTGTATTTTTTTGCTTGTTCTAAATGAAAATCAAGAGCTGTATTAGAAAACTTTTTGCCCATATGATATCTGATGTGTTCGTTGAGATTTTCTACCCCTACAATGAGCCCAGCAACTCCACTTTTTGACAACAGTTCCCAATCTCTCAACGACGATTTTGTTGTTTCCCTAAAAATATAAAAACCAGTCCAGTTGAATGAATTTTCCGGATTTTGTGTATTGTGAGCAGCCAACAACTCAATCAACCTATTAAATTCTTTGAGATTTCCATTGGTCAATGCATCTTGAAATTTAAATGCTCTAATTTGATACTTTTTGTTTTGTTGTATCATTTCTTCAAAAATATCGTCAGCGGTTCTCCAGGTAAATTTTTTCCAGTTTTCAATGTAATCACAAAATTTACACAGTCGCACACAACCTCTGCTGCCTAATATTCCCAGCATTCTTTTTTCGTAAACATCAAACTGGTAATCGGTGTAATCTGGCATTGGCAACTTGTGCAAATCTTCCTGAGAGAGCTCTTTCCAGTCTGGGGAATTGATACCAGTATAATCAGTATTACCTATCAATAATTCATGCAATGCATGTTCACCATCTCCTCTAATATGGTAATCAATCAATCCAAGGCCAGTGAGTTCTTCGGCCAGGTCGGAAGGTCCTGTAAAGTTGTGTTGGAGACACCCTGGACCACCAATGATAATTTTTATTTTGGGATTTAATTTTTTTATAAAATAAGCCAGCCACCGTACACTGTTTTTACACACATAGCTCATTGCACTCAATCCGACAAATTTAGGATTATAGGACACAATTTGTGTAGCCACGCTTTCAAACATGTCTAACAACCACAATTCAGTTTGATCATTACAGTATTGCTCAAAGAAAAATCTTATTAGTTCATGTTTGTGTGGACTCTGATTGATTTTTTTATGGATTTCGCCGTTGAGGTCTACTGCCAAACAACTGTATCCGGCTTTTTCAACCACTGGTTTTAGTGCCGCAGGAGCCATCAATGCAAAATTTGTATCTACCCAAGGCACGGCCACAATTATCACGTCTTTGGTATTACCGAGCGGATTTTGCAGGCAATCAATGTACATTAATACTCCTAAAAAGTAATTTTATATTAATTTTTAAGAATTGTCAACCAATAACAAATGTAAGTGGCTGACTACCATCCACGTACATTTTGAGTTGTTCGATCAAGCTGTCCATTTCGATCTTGGCTTCACTCTTCATGGCTGCACCGTTTAGAGTACCGCCACCTTGTGGACCGGCGATAGTGCCAAATTTCTCACGTGCTTCGCCAATTATCATTTTACAGTTGGCCACCATGTAGTCTCGGATCCACTGACTGATTTGGTAATCACTCAGCAAGTTGAATTCAGGTTTCAGATTGTAACTCCACAACAACACAGTTTCTCCTGACCCTTTGGGATCACGGATCAGTTGCAGTTTTTTGGTAACTGGATTCCAGGTGTAGTTCATGTAGGCGCCAAACATGCGTCCAGCCAGTTCAACGTACTGACTGTAGAAGTCGTAAGTGGCCAGGCCACCAGCCACGTTAAAATTCATAAGGTACACGTTGAGAGAGGCCTGTGCAAATGGATCAAAGTTTGACGCAAATGGTCCTGAACTGTCACCAAATGTTCTGCGGAATATTTGACGTACTGAGATTACTTCTTGGGGTAGTTCGTAGATGTTGACATCTGCTACCAACTGCATGAAACTGTAACTTTCCTCGTAGGCGTTGTTGGCTCGCTGACGGTAAGTGCCAATGGTTTTTTGGTAAGCTGCTTCGTAGTGTGCAGGGTCTAATTCAAGATCAATGATGTCACCGCCTAACTGAAGCTTGACATACTCTATCAAGTTTTGCTTCAGTGTGGGCAGTGATTGTTGTTGCTGTTCTGGCATGTGGGACTCCAAGTC